CCAGTTACTGGGTCCGTAGGGTCTCCTAAGTCTTCTGCTGCTACCATTACTGCTTCAAATAACTTCTTTTTAAGGTTAAGCACTTTAACTTTACCGTCATCGGGGTCAATACACTGTACTGCATACGCCCATGAACATTTCATATCTGTATGGTAGTGTCTTACCCAGTCCTTTTCAATATTTGTAAATTGTTCTTTATCTCTGTCAAACCCTAAGCACTCCATAGGGACACGCTTACCGTCTGCTGTTGTTACCCAATAAACATATCTAGGAAGAACGTCTCCTACTATGCGAACAACATTGTTGCCTTCTTTATATGTGTATGCGTCTACTGAAGACTTCTTTGCTTTACCTGTTACATTGCCAAATTTAATTGCCATATTCTTTTTCCTCGTAATAAAATGTTATATTATCTTGCTCATCAAGTTCTAATAGTGGATTGTCCTCTATATCTTTCCGAGTTATCTCTGTGTATCTATATGGTAAGGTTGCTACGCCCTGCCACTTGTAATCTAAGTAATTTCTATAGCTTGCTAGTTCCATATAGGCAACCATCTGTTCTAGAGTTACTTGAAGTTTATTCTTAAATATCGCTTTAGGATTTAGTAAAAAACTATCTCCAGTTATATCTTGTCCGTAAAACCTGTTTAAACTTTTATTCTTTTTAGGCATTTTAATACTATAAGTATAGATAACCATCAACCTTATTGTATTTTTAGTTACACCTTTGCTAAGTTTAAGCACCTTTTCCCAGTCGTAAAATATCAACTTAAATCTCCATTTTCGAATTTATATTATACCAATATTTAACCTATTTGTCAAGTATTATTTTTTATAGGTATAGCATTAAACCTTCTTTTCTATATACTCCATGCCCTTGTAAAGTTACTCGTATATCATCTGAAAAGGTAGGTACCTCATTAGCTACTTGATGTAGGGTTTGTCCATCATGCACATACAAGGTGCCTATAGTGTACTTCTCATACTTTTTATTGAAATCTACCCAGTTTTTAAATATGGGAGGTAGATTCTCGTATAATGAGGAGATGTCTTGTGGAGGCTTATTCCCTTTAATTAACCTTAAAGCTTCATCTTCTAGCCAGTAGTTCATACCTCCTCCATTTCTAGGCATAGATAAAGCCAAAGTAAATGTTATGGGTCTGTCCATATCAAACTTAAAAGGGAACTCTGAAGTTATATGAGGGGCGTCTAGGTGTATAGAGCCTCCGAACCTAGTTCCGTACAGCATAGATTCTCTACCTCTGAATACATGGAAGCCCGGGAAGGCGTAGTCGGGGTCTAAAAATGCTTCTGTGCCTAACTCTTCAGAGATAACCTCTGATACCATATTAATAATATCTGAGAAATGCTTTAGTAGTAACTCATTATCATTATTTGTGTGGGCAGCAGGTCCGTCTAAATATGCCGCCGCTCCTAATGTATAAAAATCGGGGTATGCAGGGGAAACAAATCCATCTTCACCATAATACTGATTACGCACTATCCAGTGTTCTTCTAAGGATAGGACCTTATCTACTAGAACCTTGCACTCTTCTGCGGTTATTAAATCTATTTTTGCTATCATCCTGCTACCACCTTAATATCATATCCTTGTTTAATATATACTGCTGAACGCGCTTTAGCCTGTCTTGCAGCAGTATTACCCTTTAAATGAATATCTAGTAATACAGGCTGTACCTTGCCCTCCATTTTTCTAATGACTCTACCTATCAACTGCGTTAATAAGGGCTCATTATTGATTGGAGTACCCAAAATGAGACAACTAAGCTCATTAACTGAGATACCCTCACTGAAGATGCTTTGAGACCCGTATAGGATATCTGCTTCTCCATTTCTAATCTTGTCCAACTCTTCGTCTCTTTGTTCATGTGGTAGCTCTCCTGTAATACATATTGCATTATTTCCGGTTAGGTCGGCGCACCTGTTAAGAAACTGGACCCTATCACTTACTACCAATACTTTATGGCCTTTTGCTGCATACACTGAAGCAAGTTGTGCAATCATCTTCTGATAGTTCTCGTCATATGCCACCTGATTAACTCTCTTAGCCCAGGGAAGTTTTGCACTATCGGGGAACCGCGTCTCCGACTTAACTAATACAACTCTAGGGGTTATGTAGTTCTCTTTAGGAGGTTGGTGAACATCATATCCAAAGTAATCATTAAATATAATATGTTTACCATCTTTACGTTGAAGTGTACCACTTAGTCCTATCTTATATCTAGCGCTACACTTATCAATTATATTAGAAAATGTAGGTGCGCTTACGTGATGCATTTCATCCAAAATTATTGTTCCAAACATTTTTTGAATTTCTGTCATTTTCTTGCTAAGAGTTTGTACATTAGATACAACAATTATCGGGTCAGTATCAAACTTTCCACTTCCAATGACTCCTGGAACAATGCCCAAACACTTTTCTATTTCATCTTCCCACTGCTTTCTTAACGCTAATGTATGTACTACAACTAAGGTCTTCTGCCCCAACTTGGCAGCAATAGCTATCGCTGTAAAAGTCTTACCCCAACTTACAAAAGCGTTTATAATTGCGTTGTCCTCAACTTCGTTGTAAACTTTGGCTTGGCTATCCCGAAGGTCAAATTTGAAATCGGGAAAAGTTACCGGCACTAAAGTTCTTTTATCAATTATTTCAAAGTCCTCAGGTATTAAATCCATTCTACCCATTGGAACTGTTATTAACTTACTACTAATCCTACCCATATTCTTAATTATAGTAGGAGGCTCCATTGGATTGTAAGAAGGAATTGAATATGTCAATTCCTGGTCTATAAGTTTCTGTCGTTTAGCGTCAGCGGACATATAGATTCTATTTGATAAAATTGCCTTTCCGCTCATATTTTCCTTTTAGTGTCTTTTAGTTTCTCGGTGGTTACTTCGTATAGTAAATAACCTCTATCAATGTGTAATAACCCTGCATACTCCGCTTCTAAGTTAAGTTTACCTGCTACTTCAAAGAAAGCAGGAACTCCTTTAACCTTAAATATAGTAGTCGTATCTGTGTATTTTTTAGATATTATTTTTCTATATACTAGAGGGTGAAATACACTCTTCTTATAATTGTATATTTTACCCTCAAAGTCAATAAAGTGTAACATCTTGGAAGCTAGTAAGTCTTTAAAGTTCCACACCGCTTTCCTTAGTGGATAAACTTTATAATCCTTCATACTCTTAATAGCAACTCTACGCATAGGAAAGGACAGAGTCTTATCGGCTAAATCTATTCTTCTAATACCATATCTATCCGTTATTAGGCCCTCTCCGATGTGCTCATGATTACGTATAGTCCAAACAGGCCAATGTATATTAGAGAAACTCTGGGTACTGTTTGTCAAATTTCCCAAAGGCATAGTCTTCTCCAATATCTAAATCTACTCCGATTGGCTGTCCTGGTATAGAACAACCACGATCTTTCTGAGTAAAGTCGGCCATAACCTTAGATACCTCTTCAATATCTTTATCTGCCACTTCTAGTACTAAAGAGTCATGTACTAACGCTATGATTTTAGCATCAACATCATTGTCTTTAATCCATTGATTTAGCTCAATACCGGCAAGAAGATTGATGTCACTAGCCACAGACTGGATAAGGAAATTAATGCCGCTACGCACTTCGTGTGATGCAACACCTTTGTCATTACTAAATACGTTGCCAAGGCGGCGCTTACGTCCGAGAATACTGTATATATATCCATTTGCTTCTATGTCCTCCTTAGACATTTTCAACCAATCCTTTAGTCTAGGAAAGGTTCTAAAATACTTAGCGATGGTATCTTTCGCTTGTTGAATAGAAAAAGGCTTACCACTATCTTTAGTTACGGTCTCAGCTACTTTAGCGGGACCACTGCCATACATAATACCAAAAGTAATAGCTTTTGCAGCTTGTCTCTGTGTTGGGGCTTCGCTCTTAATATCAGCTACATCGTGAGGTAGCTGAAATACCATCTTAGCTACCGTAGAGTGTAAGTCTCCCCCACTTTTAAATACATCTTGTAACTTCTTGTCATCACTTAGGATTGCCGCAACATATACCTCTGCAGTTGCTAAATCCTGTTGTAATATCTTGTACCCAGGTTTTGCCTTAATACACCCTTTAACTGCCGCATTATCACGAGGCAACTGTTGCATATTAATCTTACCAGAACTAGATAGTCTGCCCGATGTAGTGGAGGTTAAATTAAAACCTGTTCTAACTCTACTGTCTTTATCTAAGGCAGGTATAATCTTATCCAAGTATGTATTCTTAATCTTAGACTTCTGCCTAATATCTAATATTACTCCCGGGATAGGGTGTTCTTCAGATAACTTCTTTAGAACTTCCGCATCAGTAGAAGCAGCTCCAGTACCTGTAAGCTTCCCAGTAGGAGTAAGCCCAAGGTAGTCAAACAATAGTATCCGGAGTTGCTGCGTACTATTAGGGTTGAAGATTTTACCCTGCTCTTCCTCAAAGAGGTGTACTTCTTTATATCCATATAATTTCTCTTTCGCCTCTTGGATTTCTGTCTCCATTAAGCCTTGTACTTTCTGCAACCTTGGTAGGTCAAAAGGTACACCATTTTCTTCAACATCTTTCAAGAATAGCATACCTGGAACCATAAGTTCTTTGTACACTTTCTTTAGTTGAACATTCTTTACAATCTTTTTCACAAACATCTGGTATAGGTCATAAGTTACTGCAGTATCAATCGCAGCATACTCGTACATAATATCAAAAGGTATTAAGTCATAGCTAAAATCCCCTTTCAGTATCTTGTGTTCCCTACAATAGTTAGTCTTGAACTCATCTAACGCTTTGTCGTAATCTCCATACTCTGTGTACTTCATTGCGAGTTGCTTGAGTCCGTGAGATCCTTGTGTCTCGTCCAAAACGTAGTGCATAAGCATTGTATCTGATACGTTTGGAAACTTAAAATCAAAGTGATATTCAAGCATCTTTAAGTCGAACTTAGCGTTATGGAATACTACTAGTCTATTGGAAAAGATATCTTGCAACAATCTTTCAGTAGTTTCTCCAATACATTCGGTAGATATGTAAACACCTTGTTTACTCTTATGTGAAATGCTAATGCCCAGTACGTAACCGTCTCTCGGGTATAAAGCCGTTGTTTCCGTGTCGCAAGCAATAAATTTAACTGCATCATCCGCAAGTACCGACATAAGATATTCGTTTGCTCTTTCTTCATCTACTATCCCCTCAAAATCTCCCGTAACTGTCGGTGGTTTCTCCCCCGACACATAATTATGTAATTTCTCACACGCTCTATCAAATAAAGGTTTTGCCTCTGGTTTGAAACTAAGCATTGCTGGGTTGATCATTGGTATAAATTTATCATCTACTAAATGACCTGCAAACTCTGTTACTGATCCAATCCCTCCGATGAACTTACTGGCTTCGGAGCCTATTAATATAACGTATTCGTAAGAGTCTGAATCAAACTCTAAGTCTACGTCTCTTTTTAGTAACTTCTTTACTTTCTTAGATGATAAATGATAATTATCAAATTCAAAGTTAAAGTACCTACTGTAGTTCACTGCACTTGGTGCTTTGTCAACTATCGCTATCGTTGCCATATAAATTCTCCTTAATGTGTTTTATGTCCGTTGCGGACAGGTCTCCAGGGTCTAAGCCATCTGGTAATTCTAGTCTAGTATCATCACTTATTATAAAGTCTTCTTCTAGTAATCTTTGTACTGTTAGCCCTGCTTTTCTACCTGCATCATCTTCATCAAACATAGTATAGATTGTATGAACTCCTTGTAGTTTCAGTGCCTTGAGCACATCTAACTGAAGGTTATTCGCTCCAAGTACTGCCACTGC